AATAGAGAAAGAATTATATAATAATTACATAGTAAAGGAGATGTTTTTAATATTTTAATAAATTTATAATTTAATAACTGCTAAATTTATTGAAAGGAGTAGTAATGAATAAAATAATTAGTTTACAGATTAATATTGATTTGTATGAGAGATTACGTAAATCAGCATATGATAATCATATGTCAATATCAAAATTTATAAGATTTATTATTGAAAATTACTATAAAGGTTAATAATAAATGAATTATTGCGGTTATATTTATAAATTTACTCTTAAACCCACTAATAAAATTTATATAGGTAAGAGAGAAAAAAGTGATTTTGATTATTCATACTGAGGAAGTGGTACTTTGTGAAAGGCTGAAATTTCTAAATATGATAAATATAATGATATAGAAAGGGAAGTACTTGAATGATGTTATACTCATGATGAATTACTCGAGAGAGAAGTTTATTGAATAGATAAATTAAATTCGAGAGATCCTTTAATTGGATATAATATATCTAAAGGTGGTGCAAATTCATTTTATGGTTGTAGCATTAAACATACAGATGAATGAAATAAAAAGATAGGTGATGGTAATAGAGGTATTAAACACACAATTGAATCTCGTAAAAATATGAGTGATGGGCAAAAGAGATATTATAATGAACATCCAGAGGCACATGATAGGATATCTGAACAAAATAAACGTCAATGAAGTGATAAGGAGTGAGTTTCAAGATTAAATGAAAAAATTAAAATTATAAAATCAAGTACTTATTGAAAAGAGAAGATGAATATTATAAAAGGTAGACCAGTTGTAAATATTGATACTGGTGAGATATTCGTATCAGTAAAATCAGCAAATAAGGCGTACGGTAAAGGCAATATACTGAGGTGCGTAAGAGGTGAAAGAAAAACAGCTTGTAATTATCATTGAAAATATTTAGATGATGATAAAGTTGAATCTTTTAAGAAAGAGGAGTTATTAAAGTTGAATTTAAAATATAATAAACAGGAGGAGAATTAAGTGAGTTTTATTAGTAGAGATGAATTCCTTAGGATGCAAGCAGAGAAAGAACAGAGACAGGAAACAAGACAGTCTCAGGGACCTAGAGTTGGTTATTTTAGTTTAAGAGATGATGGAGATGAAGCAATCGTAAGGTTTGTATATAATGATCCATCTGAATTTGAAGTGTATACAGTTCACCCTGTAACAATTGATGGTAAGTTTAGGAAAGTAAATTGTATTAATGATTTACGTTTAGGTGTTCATTCTTGTCCATTATGTGCAGCAGGTGTTCAGTTACAGCAAAGATTTTATATTCGTTTAATCGAATATACTAGAGATGAAAATGGAAATATTGTACCTCAGGCTAGAATTTGGGAAAGACCTGCAAGTTATATGCAGATTCTTACAAACTTATTTACTGAATATGGTCCATTATGTGATAATGTATTTAAGGTAAAGAGATCAGGTGCAAGAGGTGATATGCAGACATCTTATTCAATTATGTTTGGTAATCCTTCAATTTATAATGAACAGTTATATCCAAAAGATTTTTCAGCATTTGAAAATTATTCACCTTTAGGTACAGCAATTATTGATAAAAATGAGTTAGAATTGCATGCAATGGCAGTTGAAATGGGACTTGAAGTACCTCCAACTTCAGGAGTAAGTGAAACTGCTGCAGCTGCAGCTCCTAATACAAGATCAACATTTACACCTCAGACAGAGTATACACCTCCAAAAATGGGAGTAGATAGACCAACATATACAGCTCAAAGTGGAGCAACAAGAACTCCTGTTAAATATTAAAAAGGGATAGAAATATCCCTTTTTAGTTTACAATGTATTTTCAGTATGTTATAATGTATTTGTATAAGGAGATTATTGTATGGATTCACTTTGGGGAGAGGAATTCAATGTAAAAGAAGAAGACCTCCAAAAGATTTTAAATAAGACAAAAAATAAAAAAGTAGTCAAAGAAGTTTCATTGGAAAAGAAATTGAAATCAAAGAATGTTTCAATTGAAGAGAAAATGGAACTTATTGAGCAAGATGTTTATAGAATTTTAGGTAAATATAAAGACGATATTGTTACAATTAGGGATAGTGTAACTTTTATTGATTATATCAATAAAGCAATTGAAAATGGAATTATTGCAATAGATACAGAAACAAATAACACATTAGATACAATTGATTGTAAATTAATGGGATTATGTTTATATACTCCAGGTGAAAAGTATGCATATATTCCAGTAAATCATATTAATAAAGATACAGAACAATTATTATCAAATCAATTAAATGAAATGGAAATTGGTGAGCAATTACAGAGGTTGGTTGATAATAATATTAAGATTGTATATACAAATGCATCATTCGATATTGAAGTATTATATTCAACTTGTAAAGTTATGTTACCAGTTTATTGGGATACAATTCCTGGTTCAAAGTTGTTAGATGAAAATGAACAAGCAGGTTTAAAAGCACAGTATAAATTACATATTGATCCAGAAGAAGAAAAATATGATATTGAACATTTATTTAAGGGATTACCTTATGGTATTTTTAAACCTGAATTATTTGCATATTACGCAGCACTTGATCCATATAAAACTTATAAATTATATGAATATCAGTTAAAAGAATTTGAGAAACCTGAAAATGAGGAAATTTATAAGTTATTAATGGATATTGAAATACCAATTATTCCAGTAGTAGTTAAGATGGAGTTAAGAGGTATTGAAATAGATAAAGATTATGCTCAAAAGATGTCAATTGAATATCATAAGAAGGCAGATGAAATTCAAGGTAGAATTAATGAAGAGCTTGATAGATTGCAACCATATATAGATGAATGGAAATTAAGTCCAGATGCAAATATGAAACAACCTAATAAAAAAGGTGATGGATATGGTAAATCTAAAGTTGAACAATTATCTGATCCTATTGAATTAGGTAGTCCAACACAGATGGCAATTCTCCTGTATGATATATTACAAGTTCCTATTGTAGATAAGAAAAAACCAAGAACAACTGATGCAGCTGCATTAGAGATATTAGCAAATGAAAAGCATGTTAAAATTTGTGAATTATTATTAGAAAAACGAGAGGTAGATATTTTAATTAATTCATTTATTGATAAGATTCCAACATTTGCAAAAAGTGATAATTCATTACATGCAAGATTTAATCCATGTGGTACAGTAACTGGTAGATTCAGTAGTACTGATCCAAATTTACAGCAGATTCCATCTCATGATAAGTTTATTAGGATGATATTTAAAGCAAGGGATGGATATTCAATAGTTGGATGCGACTATTCAGCACAGGAACCTAGAAGTACAGCAGCATTAGGTAATGATAAGGATATGATTGGAGCGTATGAAAGAGGTGAAGATTTATATGCTCGAATCGGTAGTATATGTTTTAAAAATAATTATGAAGATAATTTGGAATTTAATCCAGTAACACATGTATTACAACCTGAAGGTAAAGTAAGAAGAAGTAAAGCAAAAGTAATTCTTTTAGGTATTACATATGGAATGGGAGCACAGTCATTAGCAGAAAAACTTGAAATGTCTTTAGAGGAAGCTCAAGAAATTATTGATAACTTCTATAAAGGATTTAAAGGAGTTGATCAATTAACAAAAGATTCTCAAAAGATGTTAAGAGAAAAAGGTTATGTAACTGATATGTGGGGAAGAAGAAGACATATTCCAGATGCACAACTTCCAGAGTATGAAGTAAAACCTAATGAAAAGTATAAGAATAATTATGAATTTAATCCGTTATTAGGTGCACTTCCGCATGAGGATAAGGCAACTCAAATGAAGATTAAACAATATCAAGATAAGTTGTCAAAAGCAAAGTGGAAAAAGGAAGTTGATAGTATAACACAGCAAGCATTTAAAGAAGGATTTAATGTAAAAAATAATAAGGGATTTATTACAAGGTCATTAAGACAGTGTTTAAATGCGAGGATTCAAGGTACAGCAGCATCGATGACAAAGTTAGCAATGATTATGGTAGATAATGATCCTGAATTAAATAAGTTAGGGTTCCATTTAGCAGTAACAGTTCATGATGAAGTGTTTGGTACCTGTAAAACAGAAAATGCTGAAGCAGCTTCAAAGAGGTTATCAGAAGTAATGATAGATGCTGCTAAAACGAAATGTTCAGCAGTACCTTGGAAATGTGATCCGTATATAGTTGTAGATGGTTGGTTGGAAGATGAAGCTATAGCAGTAGTTAAGAACAATTATGAAAAATATATTAAATCAGGTATGAGTGAGAATGATGCTCTAACAAAAGTTGTAGATGATTATAAGATGTTAAATCCTGATTCAATAGCGTTAGTCTGTAATAATGATTATGTTATAGGTAGAGATAGTATAAAACATGGACCTAGATATTATAATTAATTATAATTTTTTATAATTCATAAGTGCTAAATTTAATAGAAAGGATTAATAATGAAGAAAAGAATAACTGTAGTATTTGATGAAGACGATGATTTATATATTGAATTTATTAAATATGTAAAAAATAATTATTTAACTTTATCAAGTGCTATAAAACAAGCAATTATTAAATTATTAAAAAATGAAAACGTATAATGAATTTATAAATGATATAATTAATGATCGTGGTCAGTGAGGTATTGATGATTCTGAATATTTTGAGGCACATCATATAGTACCTAAGTGTTGTGGTGGAGAACCTACTGGTAGATATAATAAAAGGGATCATCATCCTAATCTAATAAGATTAAAACCAGAGGAACATTATGAAGCTCATAGGCTTTTAGCTCTTGAGAATCCTGATAATAGTGATTTACAATTAGCTTGAATGTTTACAGTTAATACAGCTAGAGGTTATGTAAGTCCTGAAATGTATGCTGAATTAAAAAATAATCATTTTAAATTTTCAGATGAACATAAAGCAAATATAAGTTTACACCATGCTGATGTGTCAGGTGAGAATAATCCAAGATATGGTAAAGGTTATTTGGTAGCAGGTGATAAAAATCCTATGTATGGTAAACATCATTCAGATTTAACAAAGAGAACAATAGGTGAAAAATCATCTAAATGGCAAAGTGAACATCCAGGTGAAAGTTTTTCAAAAATTAAAAAGTGAAGGAAAGAAAATCCTGATAAGTTTAGTAAATCACAATCAAGGCCAGGTGGTAAAAATGGTAGAGCTTTAAAAGTAGTATGTGTTGAAACAGGTGAAGAATTTGAATGTATTAATTATGCTAAACAATGATTAAAAAGCATTGGATGTAGAGATTATAAACACATTGGCTCATGTTGTAAAGGTAAAAGAGATACAGCTGGTGGTTACCATTGAAAATATGCTGATTAGTTTACATTTATAATATTTAATTTTATAATAATACTACAAGGAGACAGATATGCAGGAAGTAAATTTATTTGGTACAGAAGAAGAAACAAAAGAAGAAGAACAATTAAGGAAAACGATCTATACTACTAAACTTCAAATTCCTCAGTATATTCCTAGTGAGGTATGTCCTTCACTTACTGAATGTGTAGATACAACTAAATATGATGAATTAGTTGAAGAGATTAATAAATCAAATGTATCTCCTGAAGAAAAATATTTCCTTAAGTTAGCAGCTACAAGACATATTAAATTTACATATTCAAAGATTGCAGATTATTATGCTCATGGTAATAAGGAATTACAGAAATTAATGGAACGTTCTGCACTTGTTATTATTGATTTTAATGATGCAATTGCAAATGGATATGTTCAGATGAGTGAAAAGATTAATAATATTATGTCATGGGATTCAGATGGAGACAGTGATGGAGAATAGGAAGTTTGCTGTATTAATATTATCACATGGTAGAGCTGATCATATGTACACACTTGATACATTACATGAGTGTGGTTATACAGGTGATTGGTATATTGTAGTAGATAATGAAGATCCAACAGTACATCATTACATTGAGAAGTTTGGTGAGGATCACATTATTATTTTTGATAAAGCTGAAGCAGCAAAAAAGAATGATACATGTGATATTGTTAAAAGTAAACAGATAGTATTACATGCAAGAAATGAGTGTTTCAGAATTGCATCAGAATTAGGTTTAACACATTTCTTGGAACTTGATGATGACTATGTAGAGTTTAGAACAAGATATGAGGATGGAGATAAATTAAGAGCTCATAAGATTAAACATATTGATGATGTAATTGAAGCATATCTCGATTTCCTTGATACTTCAGGAGCACTTACAGTTGCATGGGCTCAAGGTGGAGATTTTATAGGCGGAATTGGGGCTTATATTTGGAGACATAAATATAAAAGAAAGGCAATGAATGCATTCTTTTGTAGAACAGATAGACCATTCTATTTTATGGGAAGAATTAATGAAGATGTTAATATGTATTGTACATATGGACAAAGAGGTTATTTAATTCTTACTACATCAGACGTCGTATTGAATCAGGTAACAACACAGGCAAATGCAAGTGGATTAACAGATGTATATCTTGAATTAGGTACTTATGTTAAATCATTCTACACCGTTATAACTAATCCAAATTGTTCAAAGATTATGGCGATGGTAACTTCCAATACCAGAATACATCATATGATCCAATGGGAATACTGTTGTCCTAAAATAATTAGTGATAGGTTTAAAAAGTAGTTTACTAATTACTTTTAATTTGATATAATTTAATTATGGAAAATAATGTATATTATACTCCAAATGAGTCATCTGCAACAATTGAAGATACCATGAATTTAAGTGAATATATTAAATGGGAAGAAAAAATTGACTGTGATACTTCACTTAATTCAAGACAAAAACAATTGTTAAAGTTATTAGCAACAAGGCAAATTGAATTTAATTTTAATAAAATAGCTGACTATTATTCAGATGCTCCTAGGAATATCAAGAATTATTTAGAAGATTTAAGACTTGTAATTGTTGATACTGATAGGGCAATTGAAAAGGGTTATTTTAAATACTTTGAAGATTATCAAAAGTTAATTGAAGGTTTAGTAGATGAAAAATAATTTCGCTTATTTTATAGCAAGTTATGGTAAACCAGAATTTATACCAACACTGAAATCATTGGAGAGGTGTAATGCAAAATATCCAATTTATATTGTTGTAAGTACAGATGATCCA